TGGAATGTCAGCTATAGGGCCGGATTTAAAAATACTGAGGTCCCTGCTTTGATTAAGCATGTGGTTGGGATGAAAGCCTCTATCGATGCGCTAAATATCGCCGGAGATCTGATCGTCGGTGCCGGTATCGCATCTAAATCTTTAAGTTTGGATGGGCTATCCCAATCCATAGGAACGACTTCGTCTGCAACGAACGCCGGTTATGGCGCTAGAATCATCAATTACAATAAAGAAATTGATGACAAGATGAAGGGGATTCGCGCCTATTACACCGGAATTCAAATGGTGGTTTCATAATGGCTGGGCCAATATTCATCACTCCACCCGAGTTGGGGCTTCCGAAAAAGTCTGGACAGAAACCAAGGGTAGATCTTTTACCAGAGGATTTCGATGAATTGGTTCAGGACCAAGGGTGCAGAGTGCGGATTTCACCTTCGATGCTTTGCCCGAATAGAACCACTCTGCACGATACCAATCACAAATTAGATTGCCCACTTTGCTTTGGAGATGAAGCTTTGGATTTGCCAGAGGAGTCTCAGGAAGGGTTCGCTTTTATCCAGGCAATCAAATTGGATAAACAATTCAATGTAGAAGGCATCTTCGATATGAAAGATGCGATGATGAGTCCAGAAACTAAGTTGAAAGTTTATGAGTGGTATAAAGTAGAGGTTCTAGATTTTTCATCGATCTACAATCAGCTAATTAAAAAATCTTCAGCGAACGAGGACAAGCTCCGCTATTCGCCAGCTACTAAAGTTTTAGATGGTGATTATTTTTTGGTGGATAACGAGGGTAATCGATACACGAATGGCAATGAGTATTACGTTTCAGATAGAAATATAGTTTGGAAAAATGCGACAAGGCCAGATCCTGGAACTCTTTTCACGATAACGTATCCAATATTGCCCACGTTTAGAATCATTCAGATGCTTCACGACAATCGGTATTATTACTATACTAATAAGATCCCTGTTAAGAGGCCGGTTCGAATGCCTCAACAAGCTATCATCCGTTGGGACTATCTTTCTTTCAAAAGTGGTTCGAATGAACTTCCGGTGAGCCCATGATCTCTTTAAAAGCCAAACTCGACGCCGCAGATCTTGATATCAACGATCTCGACGAGGGCTCTGCCAAAGCGTTGGCCGATGGAGTTTACAAGGTCGCTCAGCTTGCCCAACAAGAGTGGATTCGAATGGCGCAGTATCGTCTGAGATCCTCGCGAGAGGATTACGTCAATGGTCTAAGAAAGCCTGAAAGTTTTAAGACGGTAAAAACTGGCGATACCATTTCTTTCGAGGTGGGTTTAATCGGAAAAATGCCAAATGCTTTTGAATTTGGAATGCCAGCTTTTGATATGAAGGCGGTTCGACCCGGATGGCTTGGGGGATCAAAGGCTAAAGTTTCAAAGAGTGGGAAACGCTATGTAGTGATCCCATTCCGCCACTCTCTGACAAGTGCTGCGAGAATTAACTATTCTGGCAAGGCTCAAGAGGCTGGCTTGCGAACAGAATTGCAGCGCATCGTTACAAAATACAACATGAATAGAACGGTGCGACGTGGAGGAAGAATCGCAGAGGGTCCTGTAAAGAGGGTTCCAAAAATTCCGATGACGGGTAGAATTGCGAAAGTATTTTCGGCGGCGACCACTCATCCGTTGTCTGGTTTGACCAGATATCAGAAGAAAATTGCCGGAGGAAAAGCGTCATCGACACTTATGACTTTCCGAATCATGAGTGAGGATCAGGCAGGAAAATGGCTTCATCCGGGGATTAAGCCAGCCGATATTCTGCCGGATGTCGAAGCGTTCGCAGATAAAGAGATGGACGATCTGATTAAGAGGATTTTTTAAGTGCCAACAACTCCAATATCAATCTACCCACCAGAGAATGCCGAGTGCCCGGTATTCTCTGGCGTTTTTCCGGTAGATTTCATTCTGGAATCGATTTTAACAGGGGGTTTAGAGTGGTTTAGGACCGCCTCCGACGCCCCCAATCTTGTCTTTGAACACCTGAAGGCTCCTTGGTTAAACGAACGCTATGGACAGGCTAAAATCGATGAAATAGCGGCCTATATTCGCAAGTATCAGATCCCAGTTGTACAAAGCTGGGCGTTAATCGCGGACCAGGTCCCCTGCATTTCTATTCAGCTTCTCGACGGGAGCGAGGCAACAGAACGCGCTGCATTAGCAGACCACGCGGGGGAAGTGGACGTTTTAGATGCGAGTGATGCGGTGCTGGGTAGAACGAATATCGGCTATTCTCCTATTGTAGACGCAGTCCACATCGGTATCCACAATATTAACACGCCGGATTTAACCAAGTATTTGTATTCTCTGGTGGTCTACATCCTCTCCTCTTTTCGACCAGAGTTCGAAAAGCGAGGGCTTCTATTGGGGACTTTTCGGGCTACCGATGTTTCCAGGCTTAACGAATACCTGCCTGAAAATATGTATTCTCGATTCATAAATTTCACATGCTTTTCTACGGCTAGATTCAGCAAAGGATGCGCTCCAATAATCGAAAAGATTATTGGCCTCAGCGTTGCTCCTGGTCCGAGTGTACTTTTTGATGAGTCTTCCGATACAGGGATAAGCGAAACCGGAATAACAGTTACGGAGACTGACACATAATGGCTAAAGATAAATCCAAAAAGTTCAGGGATTCTGATTCGTATGAGGTTGAAGAAGTTGTAGAGACCTCGGTTGTTGAGAGTAAAAAAGAGAGGATCTTGAAATCCAAGATGCCCGAGGCGCAGAAGATTGCGTACATGAAAAGTTTGGGGATGATTGAAGATCCGAAAGAGGATCGCGTCCCACTGTCGGTTTATTTTAGAGTTCGAAAGATTGAAAAAAGCCTATGGGCAGCGATGCAAGCCTATCCCGCCGCTGCGATTGTCGAATGGGCAACGCTAAAATGCTGGGATGAAATTTTCAAAAACTTCTGAGGGGGAATAAATGTCCATTAAGAAAACATTCAATGGCGCATCGGTCAATAAGGCTGGGGCGTATTCAAAAATAGTCGTAGAGAATCTGACTGGATTCCCTCTGCTTCCCACTGGAACGGTTGGTATTGTCGGTGAGGCGGTTGGCGGGGCTCCAAGAGTTCTGGATATTATCTCGAAAGAGCAAATTCAAAGTGCCAAGACCAGATATAAAACTGGTCCTATCGCAGATGCTTTGGACCTCTTGGTGAATGGTGCCAAAGATCCACGAGTGGTGAACGGGGCGGACACCATCGTGGTTTATAAAACCAACAACTCCACTCAGTCCCAAGGATTCCTACAAAATGGATTCACTGGACCGTTCGATCAAGTTCAAATCGATTCGAAAAATTACGGATCGGATGAGAACAATCTTTCTGTGGCTTTGGCAGTCGGCAGCGTTGTAGACGCACAAGCTCAGATCCTGGGAAGCGTTGCTGAGAATTACAACCTAGCCGGTGGTGAGACCCTCATTCTTAACTGCAACAATACCGTTTACACATTCACGAACACTGTAGTTGGCGCTGCGGTGACAGCCACTCAGATGATCAATGAGCTAAATACCGCCGCAAGGTGGTCTGGTTCGATCAAGCCCGTCATCTCATCGGTAGTGTCTGGGAAAGTTAAAATCCTTTTAGACATCAACATCGTTGGCACTGGCCATTATGATTATGGCTATATCCAAGTAGATCCGGCATCGACCATCGACACCATCCTTGGAATCGTCGGTGAGAATCGCGGTCTCAAAGGAAGCCGAATTTTGACTGTGCGGAATAGTACCGAGATCGAAACTTCGGTAGATATCGGTGGAGTGGATGCGATGAGCATTCTCTACACTGGAGCCGGAACCGCTTGCGACTTGACCCTAAGCATCGTCGCAAACCAGATGGTGCTCAGCACGGTCTGCGCTGGGGCCGCAGCGGATAACCTGAACTTCGTTATCCGAGATGTAAATGGCGTAGTCCGGTTCACGGTTCAGCAGCTGGTCGATCAAATTAACGCCACTGGCGTTTACACCGCGTCGGCCTCTGCGATTTACAAACCGAACAACGCTGACGAATTGGATTACTACTCGGCGCTGGATATCAAAAATGTAGCGGCGAATCTTCGTCGAGACATCGATGATATGGTTTCGTGGATCAATCTTTTCAGCCAGTTGGTTTCCGCCACTCGTTTGGAAAACGTCTATTACGAACTGGTTCCTGTACCAAGTTCGGTTCCTACCGCTTTGACTGGTGGAGCAGACGGGACCTCGGCGAATTCAGATTTCGCGAATGCTTTTGAAGCATTCAAGGCGGAGCGAATTAACGTGGTCGTGCCACTCATCTCGAAAGATATCGGACCTCTCTCAATCGATTCTATCAATGCCTCTGCCGACGCACATGCGGCGTGGGGATGGAGCACTGGTGGAAAGAGCGAGCGTTCTGCGTTCGTATCCAACCTCGCCTCGAAAGATGCTCTAAAGGCCGCTGCTCGAAATCTGAATAGCGGATACACCTCGATCTTCGGACAGCAAGTTCAGGTGAGAGACCGAGAGGGGACACTCAACTGGCAAGATCCGTGGGCTCAGGCGTGTCTGGCTGCGTCCATCCGTAGTGGGTCTGAAGTCGGGGAACCGCTCACTTTCAAATATGCGAATTGCCAAGATTTGAGAGTGATGGATGGGTCTTGGGACCCGAAAAAAGATTACTCCGAAATGATTGATGCCGGAGTGACCTTTATGGAGGCGGTAGATCAGGGCGGTTTCCGAATCGTTCTTGGTAACACCACCTACGGGACCGACGGAAACTTCGTCTGGAATCGTGAGAGTGTGGTTCAAGCATCTGGTTATGTTGCCTACGATCTGCGATCAAATCTCGAAACTCAATTCACCGGAACCAAAGCTAAAACGGGAACGGCTGAGTCGATTGCGAATTTCATCAAGGCTCGCATGAGCACTTATCTGGCTGCCGATATCATCGTCGGTGACGATCTCAATAAGAAGTTGGGATACAAAAATCTCAGAATCGTCGTAGAGGGAAATACTGCAAACATCAATATCTCAATCACTCCGGTTCAAGGGATTGATTTTATTCTTCCGACGATCTTCTTGGAAGATATTCGGCAAACTGCTTAATCCATTTAAGGGGGACTCATGAGCGTCGTAATGACAGGAGCAAAAGCGATTTTTAGACTGAACGGGGTTCAGGTCGCCTATGCATCTCAAGTAACATTCAATGAAAGCATCCAGCTAGAGGAAATCAACGTCCTCGATCAGCTGGAGAACAAAGAACTGGCAGAGGTCGGCTATCGAGTAGATCTTTCCTGTCAAACCTTCCGAGTGGCGAATCAATCTGTGAAACAGCTGGGCTTCATGCCCAACCTCGCAGACATTCTCACTCAGGGAGAATTGACAGCTGAGGTTGTTGATCGTGTGACCAGCGCCGTTCTGTTGTTGATGGAAGGCGTCAAATTGGAATCCCGGCAAACTTCGGTCGATGCGCGAGGCGTGATGACTGAAAGCTGGAATTTCCGAGGTCGAAAGTCTTCTGACGAATCCGAACATTCGGCTTAATTTCTACGTAGAAATTAAGAATTTTAGATTGAAATGAGGTCTGTGTGTCGAAATTTAGTTTGCCGAAAATGGAGCATCGTTTTTCCATCCAAGTCGTAGGGGATGAATCCGGTATGAATTGGACCGGGGACTTCCTCTATCGTCGCCCCACCCTTTTTGAGAGATCCCAGATCGACGTGATGCGAGTGAAGCTCAACGGAGATCAGACTACCCTTAAAGACGAGGTCGCCAGATTTAATGAGGCTGCCGCTCATCTGCGCTACACCGTAAAAGAATTTCCAGAATGGTGGAAAGACTCTGACATGGGGGGATCTCTTTACGATGCTAATGTGATTGATGCAATTTACCAAAAATGTACGGAGTTCGAGGCCGAATGGTCGAAGAAACTCCAGGGTGGAAAAGCATCTGACGTAGAGGTGGGCGGTGAAAAACCTTCAATATCTTCTGAGGGATCTTCACCCAAATGATGAGAATTTCCATCGGATAGCGATTTCGAATTTGTCAGATCCTGAAAGAAGGATCATTCGATGGTGGGTGGGGAAATATAAGACCCCAGAGAAGCCTCTGCTAGATCACACGATTGAAGAACTTTATATCGAGATGCTCGAAGATTATTACGAGAAACATCCCGAAGAGGCGAAAAAGTTTTTAAATAGTGTTGAAGAGGACACCTGGGACGGCACGATGTCTCCTGAGTACGAGGCGAGAATCCAGAAGCGTCTTAAGAAAAAGAAGCCAGTGGATATCACCAAGTACCAGAGTAAAGTCGAACTCACACCAGAACAGGAAAAGGCGATTATAGATGGCCTGGGAACTAACCTTCCCAAGTCAAAATCAAAGAACGAATTCGACGAGGTCTTCTGATGAAAACCGCGAAAATTACACTCTCAGTAGATATCTCTCAACTTGAACGAGGGCTTCAAAAAGCTGGCGTTCAATTAAACAATTTTCAGAAGACGGTTAGCGGTATTGGGAGCGGGGCGATAGTTGATGGAGGATCTGCCTCAGTCGGACGCAGGTCTGGTGGATATGGTAGTCGTCCGATGCGCGACGTTTACGGCACTAGCAGCACCATTAGCAGTAGAATGAGGGGCTTTTCCAACGCAACGGCCTCGGCGATCACTGGTGGGCCAATGGGAGCGGTATCCGGCCTTCTTGGTTTGGCTGGACTTGGCGCCGTGGGAGCCGGAGTTAACGCTCTTTATCAGCGCCGAACTCAACAGGCAAAAGAGGACAGCGCCATGCGAGCCCTCACCGGCTCTGTGGTCGGCGGAGAATCTTCGATGGAATTCTCTCAAGCCGAGAGAAGGGCGAGGGGATTGCAGATAGGTCGAGGGATGGCTCGTGGGATGAGCGGCGCGGAATTGACCGGCGCGGTCGATCAGGGAGAGATGCTGGAGAAATTCTTCAATGTTGGTGGAGAAACCCAGGCCGGTTTTTTAGGTGCGGCGACTAAATCTGGCGATCCTAATGCGATGAGAACCATGT